GCCCCATGTTCTTCAATCTGATTCTTGTTGAAGCATGGAATGGTAATGCTTTTCCACCACTTGTTGTCCAAGGGTCTCCAAACATAACACCTAATTTTTGTCTTAACTGATTTGTAAATACGAGAGCTATTTTCTGTCTACCAATCATTTGAGTAATCTTTCTCATTGCTTTACTAATAACGATTGCCTTAGCAGTTGCCCAACCATCTTTCTCAAAATCAGATTCCATTTCTACTTTCGTAGATGCGGCTGCAAGTGAATCAACCATAATAGTTACTAACCTATCTTTGTCTGATTCTCTAACTTTTGTTACTATTTCATCAATAGCCTCAAAGATATCTTCTACAGTCTCTAAGTGTAGATATAACATTTTGTTCATATCAACACCAATTACTTCTAAGAACTCTTGGGAAACTGATGTTTCAGTATCGATATAAACTGCCACACCACCTTTCTTCTGAGTCTCTGCAAGAATATGAGCACCAAGTAGTGATTTACCACTTGATTCTAATCCATTGATTTCTGTAATTCTACCAACTGCAATTCCACCATCTGGTCTATTTGATATAGCCAAATCCAACATGGAACTACCTGTTGAGATAAAATCTTTTATATCTGTTGGTGTTGAATCACTTCCATCTAAGAAGTATGCTACCTTAGTATCTTTGAATTTTTTATTTAAACTATCGGCCAGTGTTGAGGCCAATACATCATTTACTGATGCCATCCTAATCTCCTTAAGTTAATAGTGTGTAGTTAGGGAATACAATAACACCCATCTCTACTTTTGTTGTATGTTGCCACACACTATATATTGTTATCTTTTCAATTTACGATTTGAACAATTCGTCAAAAGCATCACCTGTATTACTTACTTTGGCAGATGAAAGTTCTGAAGTAGAAACTTCTTTTTCTTTAGTTTCTGTTTCAGTAGAATCCTCACTTGGATTCAACCATTCATTCAGCACATCTGTAAGGTCATCATAAGCTAACTCTTGATAGATTTCCTTGATGTCTTGTTGGGTCTTAACCAATTCAAGTACATCTGGTTCATCAGAAATCGATGTTTGATTAGGTTTAACACGAATGTTAGTTTTTGGAAAACTCGCACCACTTTCTTCAGCTGTGATAAATTCCACAACAACATCACGACCATTTACTGGGTCGGTGATATCACCATAATCAGGGTCTGCGATAATTGAAAGAAGTTCTTGATAAACTGTCTTTCCAAATCCCCAAAACTTCACTCCTTGTTTTTCTTCTCCTCTAACTACTACTGGTGCAAAAGTTCTCATCTTTGCTTCAAGTTTCCTTGATAGCTGATAATCTTCTTTACTACCACTTCCTTTTAGTTTCTGAGCAAACTCCTCGATTGGGTCTGGTCTACCAAAAGAAATTGGTGAAAGATATGAACGATTGTTCAGATTGTAGTGGAAAAATAATTCAATGAAAGGATTATCTTTATTGAATGCATAAGGAACGATTCTTATTTGAGTTTTACCTGGTTGTGGTTTCCAAAGACTGGAAGTACGATTGTTTGTGGTTTGTAACTGATTGAGTCGTTTTTTAATTGCGTTTAAGTCCATTACTTAATCTCCTATTTGTTTATGTTTATTTTCTATTTATTAGTGGTATCATTTATCGATACAATAATAAGTATAACCTTGATTGCTAAAAATGTAATCTTTTTTCATTATTTGTAAAAAAAAATGGCCAGCTAGTTTTTTAAGTTTATTTATAAGTGGAAACTAAAAATCATGTGGCCATTTTTTATATTATCTAAATTTGGAAATCTTGGGGATGTGAGATTAACGATTACTCACAACTTGAAGCTCTGATTTTTTCTACCTTATACTTAACATCTTTCAGTTATGAAAGTGATTCTCAAGATGGTTAATCTCATCGAATCGAGTACAACCTCTATGCCAATACCTTAACTCTCAGAGTTTAGTTTGTTCAGTCATAAAGTGGGATTTCAGTATTACCCTTACCCACAATAAGGTCAACAGAATCGTTTCTGTTTTTTTCTTCAAGTACTTCTGATTATTGATGTCTCAACTACCGAAATGATTTACACCTAAGTAGGTTCACCACGAACTAATCATAGATTGCCTTATGAGCTTCCGAAGTATACTCATTTTTCAGCCAATCCCATACAGAGCTAATTACTCTCTGTACTTTCCGATTTCTCAATTTTCAAAAAACTCTATATCATCATTTGATATAATAATATATATATATATATAAATTCTCAAAATACATTTTATTTTAATTTTTTTTCATTTTTTTTGATTTCATTGATTTTCTGTAGTATAGATACTTGAATATCTCATACTTTGCCTCAGAACCACGAACTCCTGCAACTGCTGTGATTTGTTCTACTTCAGCATATACATCTGTAACTTCTTGGATTTCTTCCCACTCATAGTTTTCCCATAAACTATCTAAGTTCAATTCAACATCTAAGGAATCTTCACCCCTTATTATCTGTAGTGAAAAGAATATTATTATAAAGTATTTTAATATTTTAAGGAATATCGATTTCAATGGATATTCCCCTATGGTCAAAATCTGTACCAACCACTATACCATATTCACCAGCACCAATTCTATCTGTCCACTCTGTACGATATAGTTTCCATACATAAGTTTCTATTCGTTCTCTACCATCACCATATGGACTTAATGATATCGGTTGTTTGTGTACAATCTCACCATACTTATCAATCATGTATAATTTAGTTTTTGTTCTATCTACCAAATATCTAACCTTAACAACATCACCACCTCTATCAGTATCTAACCACGCTTGTAGTGGAAAATCATAGAATGTTTTCATTGTAGGTTTGTCATCGATATAAGTAATATCAGGTTGAAATAAAACAAACCCCACCACAATCATAATAGCTGCAGTGAGGCCTAATTCTATCGTGTTTACTGATTTACTCATTGGTGTATAGAGTAGGTAGTTCAGCTAATTCAAATGTTAATGAATCATATGTGTAGTAATAGATTTCATCATTTCTTCTTTGATGAAATATTGCTGGTTCACCAACTGCATCTACACTAAACTGCCACTCATTATCTTCATCGGGTATCCCCTCGAACAATGTAACTGATAGATTACGACTTCTTCCAATTACTGTCAATGGATTATAAGGCCATGCTTCAAGTCCGAACGCAGTCAATCTTTCAGATGATTCTTGTTCACACCCCGCCCACACCATATCGACAAATGTTTTTTCTGCTGTTTCTTCAGCATTATCAACTGTCTCTTGATATCTCGGTAATGCCACTGCTGCTAAGATTCCCAATATGATTGTAACCATTACTAATTCAATCAATGTGAATCCTTTACTTGTGTTTTTGATTATGTTCTTCATTCTATTATCCTTTCAAGATATTATGTTACGATTTAAGGTACTAAAGTTTTGTGTAGTTTAGATGGATTTTCAGTATCTATCACTACGATTACTGGTGCTTGTGCAGATGTACCACTTCCACTACCAGGTATTACTAAATAAGCATATGAACCATCCTGAAATGGTGATTGCATACCTTTGTTACCAAAGTCATTCTTGAAATCAAGAGCACCAATTTCTGAATTACCATCGAATCCAACTGATGTTTCTAAACTCATCCAATCACCTTGAAGTGCATCATCATCATCACTTGTTGGTGAGAATACATATACGAACTCACCTAACTCTGAATCATAAGATACTTTACTATCAAGGATAGTTTCAACATAAGCCTCAAGAGTTTCATCAGTAGAAGTTCCCTCAGATAAACCGATACCACCTACAGCGACATCATATTTTTCTTGGCCTGGGAATCTACCTTTACCCTCTTCAGATAATGTTTGGTTATAATAATTGTTTGCTACAGTCAAGATTTTATCTATGTTTGCCATAGTTTTCTTTTCTTTAGCACCTGCTCCAACCTGTCCAAATTTTGGTGCAGCTGTTGTTGCGAGAGTTGCCATCATTGCTGTAGTTACTGCGAATTCAGCAAGAGAGTTTCCTCTCCTACTCTTTAATTTTTTAATAAGGCCTGTGAACATCTTCGTTCTCCTTTAGTTTAGTTTAAGATTTCATCCTTATGATTCCATCCTCTACAGCTTATAGTACAATAAGTGTACCAAAGTGGCCCTTTTTTGGAAATTATTTTAATTTTTTTTTATGTGTTGATATTGTTAGATTTATATTGACATAAAAAAACCACTCGAATGAGTGGTTTCTTAGTGTTAAATTTTGTTACAATTGATATGTAACAGGTGTAACTATTTGTTCCATTCCGTTACATTGATGATTTGAAAGATTTTTGTGGGTACTACATTCAATCCAGTCTCATTTGTTAGTAGTAATGTGTTCTGATACTCTGCCCAATCTACATTGAATCGTTTATCTAACACTCCACCATTCTTACTTCTGATAACTTCATTCAATGCATTGATTGTATATAGTGTATTACTTTGTTTCTTTCTGTGTAATGATATAGTGTTCTCTATATTCTCTTCGAAGTTATCTATAAACTCTACATTGTATGTACAAATCAACTGAGTTAAATCTTGTTGATTTTGAAATACATAAATCTTTTCATATAGAATATCAT